TGCTCCTGCCGCCCCTGCCGCTCCTGCTGCTCCTGCCGCTCCTGCTGCTCCTGCCGCTCCTGCTGCTCCGGGCATAGAAGCAAGAATCGCTTTACCAATGCTTGTAAGTTTTAAACCTGCAACTATATTTCCAAATCCAGCAATAGATTGTGCGATTCCACTTACAAAAGAAGAACCGCCGGAAAGGAGTTTTACTATTCTACTATTTTCAATATCACTAAAAAACTGTCTGCCGCTTGTTATTATCGCACCAATGTCTGTTATATACTTTCCAATATTATCAAGGCCATTCGTTGCAAAATCAAGCAACCCTTCAAAAAACGAAGGAACCACGGATGCCCAATCTATTGCAAAAAATTTATCAAGAAGCGCCTGAATCTTATCTCCATTTGAAGCAATCCATTTGCTTGCGACCTCTGCAATATGATCGAGAACAGAAGAGAACTCACGAATATTTTCGCTTATTCCCTTCCCACCGGTTCTCCTCAAAGTTGTGTCAAGTGCATCAAGAATTGTGGTTCCCATTCTCCTTGCGGCATTCGCCACGTTATCAAGAGATGCTTGAACACGATTCTTCATCGTGTCAATAACACCGGCAATTTTTGGTGACTCTGTTCCAACTTGAATAAGAGAATCAATTAAATCATCGGTTGCAATTTTACCGCCCATCAAGTCAGCAGTAAAAGCAGTAAAGTCCGGATAGCCAAGAGCAATACCTACTTCACGAAGGGCGACCGGCATAGAACGAATTAAAGAATACCACTGCGTACTTCTCAACTTCGTCCCATCAATTAAATATTGTAACTGCCGCATACCAGTTGTAATCTGTTGTGATGTAGCACCAGAGGCAACAAAAGCATTGTTTGCGGCAATAGACAACTGAGTTGCTTTATCGAGATCGCCAAGAACAAGAGCAAAGTATTGCGTTGTCTGGACAATATCTTCAAATGCGGTTGGCAAGCCAAGAACAGACTGATAAAGTTTGTCCATCGAATCGCTTGCTTCTACACCGGAAAATCCGATGCTTTCCATTACTTCCGGGAATGTTCTAAGAATATCAAATCTTGTTACACTCTCAGAAAAACCGCTTGTTATATTAGAAGAAATCTGATTAAGAAGTAAACTTCCTTCCATGCTTTCAAGCATGGAAACAAGAGAAGACACCCCTGTCAAATTCATAGGTGCTTCTACAACAGATTTAAATGTATTCCATCCGGAAGTAATGGTATTTATAACACCAGATACAAGTTGCTCGACCCCTCTCCACATCTGGTGTTGGCCCTGAGTTATTTCAATCTCAGCCTCTTTTATTTTTTCTGCGGCTTCTCTTGCAGACCTTACCTTTTCTTCTTGCGCTTTTTCAAATTCTTGCGCGGCCTTTTCTGTATCACTTATCTGTTGCTCTATTTCGGCTGTATGCGAAGACGTTAATTCTTCATGCAATTTTTTTGCATAAGCAAGTTGAACTTTATATTTATCAACTTCCTCGGCCAATTTATCATACTGATTCGCAAGATCATCAACGTCACTTCCGCTTCCACCGAGCCGTGACATTTCAATCGCAAGTTCATCCATTTGCTGTCTTGCTCTTGAAATGCTATCTGATATTTTATCAATATAACGCTCGATTCCACTTATACTCGCGCCATAACCAATCCCAGCCCCAATGGTTCTGAAATCAATATTTCTTATGTTGTTTAGTTTTGCGGTAAGGTTATCAATTTCTTTGATAAAAGCAGGAACGGAACTTCTGTCGAACTGAATCCTATATGATCTACTCTCAAGTTTCTGTAACTGAGAAATAAGACCATCGACCTCTTTCCTTGCATTATTATCATTATATACCAGATTTAATACAACATCAGCCATTATTCTTCTCCACTATAAAACTTCACGTTATATTTCTTCGGCATCTTGCCTTCCTTTTTACTGCTCTCCCAGTAATGATAATTTTCAAGCGTCACCTCATTAGAATAATAGCCGTATGCCACAATGAGTTCCGGTACACACCATCCGTCAAGTATGTCGTTGGGGCGCATATGTAGCTTTTCAGCTACAAAATGCGCCATATGACCATACATATTGAACCGGGCATTCAGGTTTTCTTCTACTGATTCTCCTGTTTTTCCTTGGTTGAGGATCGCTTGCCTGTAAAAAAATCCTCTTCGTTAATGACTTCCGGGAAGTCCCTGATAATATTCAGCACGTTCTCAAAAACAGAATCGTACATCATCATTGGAACGAGCGCGTCATCGACACCAACGACGGTCTTTACGAGATTGTACATAGCATCCATGATCGCATCGTTTGTAAGCGTACTCACAACAAACTTTCCAAGTTCTTCCTTATCCCTGTCCTTCGATTCTCCATCTTCAAGAATCTCGACAAGGAACGGTTTTAGATCATTCAGGCAGTTTACGATCTTAATATCCATCCTCGGCGTAATGCACACGTTCGGATAGGCAACTTCCGCAACAATATACTTTCCACCGACGATCTCTTCTCCACCTTTCACAAGGTCTTTGTACTGTGCAGGAATACGAAATCTCACCACATAGTCGTAAGTTTTCGGCTCCGTCTTATTTGCATCACCCACAACGGACATATTTCCGTCGCCGTCAATAACAGTAAACGGCGTAGTGTCCGCTTCAGCCTCGCGCATTTTGCGCTGAATCTCCATCAAATCGTTCTGACTTAACATAATTTTCCTCCAATTCGCATATTAAGCTACTCTGAGTATAGCACAAAAAGAAGAAGGACGCAACGGACAATGCCGATGCGTCCCCTTGCTATAATAAACTTTGGAGGAAAATGGCCTCAAAACATGGTGTGTTTTACAGCACAACCTTATCCATGTAGTAATAGTTTCCGTCAGCGTCGGGCTGAATACTAATGGTAAAGCTGAAGTCCTGCTCGGTTCTGGTAATATTCCAAGGGAAGGAAGTAATCAGAACATTCGGCAGAGTGTAAACAACATCCATGGAACCACGGTTATCCACATAAGAGCCGTTGAAACGAGCCATCACACGGACATCGCCAACATTGTTGACATTCGCCGCATAGCGCTCCACCGCGATCTTCTTCGGATAGGAGATAAGAACTTCCTTACCGGCAAGAGCAGTTGCAAAATGGAACGTAGCCGTACCATTCGCCTCATCGGTGATAACCTGAAAATGTCCTTCATCCGGATCACCAAGCAGAACAGGGCTGTACAGTCTGGTCAGCATAGCAAGATCGGATTCGCAAACGTCCGTTCTCTGAGCGGAGATTGCACCGCACTCATCCAGATTCATATCGGAAATGATAACAGTACCATCATTCGCGACAGTCTGACGAACGGTGTGCTGAATCGCACCATCCTGCTGAACGCCCTTGCCAAACAGCGGATTCAGCTTGTGGTAGTTCGGAGTCAGCAGTTTGCCGTTGATCGTTCTGGTAAAGGACAGGTTGGTCGTGTCATAGGAAGCGGTCGAACACTGTCTGGTAATAGCAGGAATATCAATCGTTCCGCTAATATCAGTCAGGCAACCGATCTTAACAACATCCGTAGTAGCAAAGTCCTCATAGGTCTGGAACAGGGAAATGCTCGACAGGCCAGCGCCTTCCGCACCAGTACCAAACGTAAAGCGGATAAACGCACCGTTTGCGCTCGGAGTCCAACCAGTGCCGATGTTATCATCATCGCTGAACTTGTTGAATTCAACGAGCATCGGAACATAATCATTGGTCGCAGGATAATTCAGAGTAATGCTGTTCGCATTGGTAAAGGTAGAGGTTTCGGAAATATCAACCTTAACCGTACCAGCGGCACCGTTGCCCTTTACATAGAAGGTCATAATACCGGCGGCGAACTCTCTCAGGTCAAACTGAGCCTTGTAAGTAACAGCACCGGAGTTTGCAACAGTCAACGTACCACTGTTCACACAGGCCATCGGATTGCACTCAAACATATTGTCCGGAACAGCGAAACGGCTATAACTAACCGTGCCGGTGTTGGACACATACTTGCCAGCATTGATGGTTCTGCAATTAGGCAGTTCGTTCTGTAAGACAAACTCGATCTCGGACATATCGTCGATCAACTTCTGCCCGATCTTTTTAAACAATTCATTATTAGCACATTTCGCCATAATTACTTCTCCTTTTTCTGCATCACAATAGATGCAAGTTTCTTAACAAGTGCAGGATCAGACAGGGAATTGATTGCCTTTAACTGTCTCTCCTTCCACGATAAACTCTTCTTTTCTTCTTTCTTCTCAGCCATATTATATTACTCCTGTTGTTCTTCCGGAAATTCTACCATACATCGCGTTAATATCACGGATACTTTTTCCAATAAAGTCGAAACCATGATAAGTTTCAGAATTTAAACGTCCATTTGCATAATAATACGCATATTCGGAATCCGTTCTAATTTCACTTATTCTGCCCTGTCTTCCAATCGGACTTCCCGGAACAAGTGTTCTTTCATAATAGCTATCTCTTAGCGCGCCAGTGGCATACAAGTTTTTACCGGCAAGTGATCTTCCCGGAGTATAATCATCATAATTACCAAGAGTTCCACCGGGCGAAACTTCCATTTGTCCGGTTACAAAATTTCTATACTCTCGGTCTCCCCTCGGAAGGTTATTTTTTACAATGGCAAGAATATTTTTTCTTGCTTCTCCGAACTCTCTATCTAAGATAAGATTAATTTCTTGCCTAAGCTGTAACGCTCCGTTGCTCACGAAAATCACCACCCAACGAAAGTAAAAACTCTCCGTCTTTATCATCAACCTCAATAGGTCTGCCAACACGAGCGGTGATAACAGAACCGGAAGGAAGATAATATGTATTCACAGTTGATACCTTATACTCTGTTTTACCACGAGAACCGCACACAGGGCAACCATGTTTTTTAGATAATTTTTTTCCAAGAAACATCAGCGTCATACGACAGTACCCCACAATTCTTTTCTTGAGGAACAGAGCGAAATAAGCCCAAGCTGTGTCTTATAACTCTCGACAAGCATCCGTGCTATCTCAGTTTCAAGCTGAACCGTTGTCAAGTCACCCGAAGCATACTTAATTGTCTGAACAGATGTCTGTAACTGTCCGGTCAAAGGATTAACAGTTGTGTTCTGCGACGTACAGGACTGGCACTCGTTATCGCAGTCACAATTATTTTTCGCTTCGATCACGTCCATAAGATTACACATCACCGGAAGGATACACTCCGGGATCAGTTCATACCCAGCATCGTATTCAACGATTAGTTTGTATTCCTCTCTGCAAGGTGCGCAACGATTTGCGCACCTGCAAGAAGGAATAATATCGGATAAGTCGATCCCAAAAGCGCCCTTGCTTTCAAGCCAATTTACTTGAGTGACATCTTCGACGGTTTCTTCTATACCGGAAATATGAGCAACACGGAAAGAAAACGAGTCTCTGTCAAACGGATAATAGAACGGATAAAAGTAGATAATACCACACTTCGGCGTACAATCGAAAAGGTCAATGACTTCTCTCCGCTCTCCGTTCAAAAACGTATTGCAGAAACTCCCATCGGAACCGGAATTCCAGCAAGTCATCTGGGAGAGGACGTAGATCAATTCATCTACGTCGCTCTCCTTGATGTCACTGCAACCGCAATATGCACTTAGTTGCTCATATACAGTCATTTAAAACTCCTTTTACTGCGGAATCAGAGTGGTGGGCTTCATCACATTCCAAAGATCGCTCGTAGCCGCAAGGCAGTCAGCAGACACAGGAATGTCAACGATCTTCATGATCTTACGAGCGTCGGTGTTGAACGCCGCACCGTAGTTGTAGTAGTACACGCACTCATTGAAGCAACCGTTCGCCTTGGTTTCCTCAGAACCGGTGTAACGAATGAAGTCTTCGCCCGGAGCAAGGTCAGTACCCATATGAACGCCAATGGCGTTGCCGGACATAACCCACGCTTCGGCGGTGCCGTTCTCGGTGTCCAGAGGCATGAAGCGGTCACGCAGGAAGCGGATGCCCTTGAATCTCAGTTCATCGCCGCTCTTCGTCCAACCAGCAGGAAGTTCGCCGTTCTGGCCCGGAACAACAGCCTGTAACAGAGCTTCATAACCCATCTCATGGATAGCGATCACATAAGAGGACACATCGCCCAGAGCGTTCAGACGGCAACCAAGCGAATCAAACGCCGCAAGAATGTTCGTGCCAAGGATAGACACAACAGCCGGGTTATTGAACAGCTGTAACACACCGTGGAACGGCTTCAGGATATCCGTAGAGGTGTTGTCCATACCAAGCTGAATGTTGTAAGCAGTCAGGAAGGCCATCGTCAGACGAGCCAGTCTGCGCTTCACATCCTCAATCGTATCGCCGGGAGCGGCAATACCGGGAACATTCACGCGAGAACCCATCTTCACGGTCTTCTCAATCAGTTCGTCCAGAATCTCAGTGCAATCCTTCAGGCAAAGCAGATTCATAGGAACTTCTGCGCCGCACTTCGCAAAGTCGGGCAGAACCCAGCAACACTCGTCCTGAGTAGACTCAAAAGCCTGAGTCCAGATCATCTTAGGGGTGCGTAACTGCCACTTTCCGTTGGTATCCTTATAGAAATGATGGATATCAGCGTTCGCATCGGACAGTAACTGTCTGGACAGAGGGGTACTCATCAGCCACTCGACCAGAGGGAAGCGGTTCACCAGTTCGTTACGCAGAGAAGCGTCCTCTAAACCGGTGCAATCAGCGAAAACTTCAGGGAAATTAGAGGCCAGTTTGGTAATATCAACGGCTCTCTGCTCTAAACTCATAGTAGTAAAATCCATTTTACAGTTCTCCTATTCCATTTCTAACGATTTTCTTCTCAATCGGCTCCTTCGGCTCACCTGCCGTGCCTACACTGAGGGTTAAACCTTTAATCTTATCAAAGGTGTCGTTGTATCTGGTATTCAGATCGACAACCTGCTCCTTTAATGCGGCATTTTCTGCGCGAAGGCTCTTAATTTCTTCGGACAGAACATTGAGGGCAGCAACCATATCTTCGGGATCGTTTTCCTCTCCGATGGCCTCTTCGTTTTCATCAGCCGAGAGTTCCTCTTCTACGGTTTCTTCCTCATCCGCAACGTCATTAACATCAACTTCCTCTTCTTCGGCTGCCATTTCTGTGGGTTTTTCTTCCACTTCATCGGTAGACTTATGAAGATTCAGCCATTCTTTCAGTTTGCTCACGTCTGTTTCTCCTTTCAGGTGAATATCCGACGAATTTACGTTTCCGCACTCACCTACAATAGCAAAATCAAGCAGATCAATGGATTCGATAACAGGAATCCCAAGGTCAACGGATGCCTCGTAGTCAATTTCTCCGTAAAATTCAGCAGAAAGTCCGTAAGTATACGGCTGTTTTCTCAACTGCTGAACATAAATGTGGTCATCATACAGATGCGTGGTAACATTCAGCACCTTTCTGCCGTCATTTTCCTCGGAGTCGGCGACTTCAAGGTCACTCTTCGACCATTCACCAATAATAGAAATCGGGTCGGTTGCCAGATCGTGGTGTCCAAAGTTAATTGAACCCTCATAATCATCTGCCATATTCTCCACAATCTTATCAATGACACCACGTTTGATGTACATATACGGAGAACCGTCCGAATAAGTGATAAGTCCCTCGTCTAAAAGACGAAACTTACCATCAGACGGACTGGAAACCGACAGAGAGTACTTAGAATCAAAGATTCTTTTGCACTCTTTCCGATTCTTTGTTCTGGCTTCTCTTTCGTCAATAATTCTCACGGCAATATCTCCACGGCGTGATAGAAAATTTTCTTCACACGCCCACCACAGGCTTTACATAACTCTACTTTATACTCTTTTCCGAGTTCCTGCAACTTCTCTTCAAGTTTCGGGTTGTATGCAACCTTCACATATCCGCGATTTGCAAGCGATTCGATCAAAACTTTGTCCTCAGTCTCATAGACTTTTCCCGGGTCAAGTCTCATCGAACCCCATCTCGTCCGACCAGAAGCGGTGGTCTGCTGTACATAGAATGAAGTAGGGTTTGTAATAACCTCGTTTAACTGATAACGCATAGCATCCTCGTTGTTTGATAAACTTTCCACAGGAATAATGTCGGGGTCACGGCCCTTCAAATGATTCCACAACTCATCGAATGAACCGTAATGCTCCGTCATTTACCCCTCCACACAGGTGTTGTCTACCACGGTGGTCTCACTCTCGGTCGGGCAATCCTGAACAGAAATGATATACTTGCTGTTGATATAAATCACGCAATCATTTTCTCCCGGAACCTGAACGAGCGGCTTGCCCATCTTGTATGCTTCAAGAGCAACCAGAGCGGCAGTAGCGTCACTCACGGTGATAGGAGTATCAAGCCCATCTACAGTAATAGTAAGACTATGAGTAATCGTCTTTTTAACCATTTTAAATCTTCTCCTTTAAATTGTTATGCCAGTCGGGGTAATATCTGAAACCTTGACCTGAATGAGCGGCAGAATCTGCCCCATCGCGTCAATGTCAAGTTTTCCAAGAAAATCCTTTACAAAATCATCGTCCTGCACCAACTGCGTCCGTTCAAGAACCAACTGATTCGTCTCCTCGTCACGAGCAATTACGAAACCGAGGATCGTTTTCCGATAAATCTTACCAGAACTCTGTTCCTTACACGCACGATAGTCAGTAACCACGAGCAGTTTCTTTCTTCTGTTCTCCGTAATCTCTTTGTAGCGATTCTCAAACAGAGCATCTACGTTCACTGCGGCGTAACGATACGTCGATCTCGCCACACTTCCGTCCGGATTCATCTGCGCGATACCGGACGCGACCTCACCTTCGATCAAGTCTGCCTGTGCCAGAGTGTTCTGATCGTGAAACGTGGTGATCTTAATTCCGTTCACCTCGCCGATCGGCTTCACTTCTTTGGCGGCTTCCAAAATCTCACCAATACTACTCATTTCCAATTTTCCTCCAAGTTAGTTATTTCCTTTACGCCTCGCTTCCCAACTTTTAGCGTTCTAAGGTCATTGTTTTCATCGTAGATGTTGTCATTCAGCATAGCACTGAAACTTGCGACAAGGTCTTCTTCGCCAATACTCGCCAGTTTCACCATCATATCCACGATCTTCATACGAGTTTCGTTCTCGTCCTCAGACTGCTGTAACTCATACTTATCGAAATAAATTTTCTGAATACCAAGATAACTGCTGATAAATTCAGAAAACTGTATTGCATAATGCTCTCTAAGCGGCACGATACTGTTCAACATACCGTTGTCAATGATCTTTTCCATTGACACGTTGCCATGAATCTTACCAAATTCAAGCAACGCCGGGGCCATACCAATGGCCTGAGCCAGAATCATACCTTCGTTTTCAAGCCAAGTGAAGAATTCTGTAGCCTTCGTCACCCTCTCAAGGTGTTCAATATGCTCATCGAAACCATTACTCAGAACAATAACAGAATCAGACGTACTCTCTTTGATCTCTTTGGCTAACCGTGCGGCCTCTCTCTTAGCTTTCTCCGCACGATCCATCTGCGCTACACCACTCGTGTTAATTACGGTAGAAGTACTGATGTCATTGGATGGATCACCGTTAATATATCCATCCTTCGGACGAATAATGATCCGCCCCGGCCCATCATATTCAATATCATAATTCAGACGCTCGTACGCCGTCACCAGCAGATCAATTCTAAGTTTGTCGGATAACAGCGGACTTTTACCGTGCAGGAACGACACGTTATTTCTAATCTGACAGAATTCAGTTTTGTCAAGGAACAAGACGTCGTCTCTCTTCCACCACTTTTCGAAGGACTCCTCGTCCATGTCGTACAGATACACATTATCGGAAGTAGACACGAGATATCCGAAGATCTGCTCAATTCCATCCACACGTCCTTTAACAATAGCATACTGACCGGAGCGCACAAGATAAATGTTTCCGTCGTACAATCTGATGCCGCACTCACCGTCGATCGCCGCCCATCCGATGGCTTCTCGTAACACGGAGTAGTTTGTAGCGTCAGCGTTATTCTTTCTGTACAGAAAATCGTCCAGAATAACGTCGGCGTTAATACTTCCTGTCGTTAAGCCGTTTGAGAAAATATAGTTCAGCATCTGTGTGCGGATATAGTTAATACCCGGCAACACTTCCATCAACTTATCAATCTTTTTACGTTCAGACAATCCGCGATCATAGCGGCGCTTCTGAGTACCGCTTATGTCCGCACAAGTATTGCAGTCTAAAAAATCGTCCAAGATATTTTCTTTCGTCATACTATATAACCCAAACTCTCACCGCAAAACAAAATGACGGCATGAATACCGAGTAAAATACTATCCAACGCATCCGGTGAGTGACCAAGTAAAACTTTTATCTCACTCTTCGGCCTAATCTGTATTTTTCCGCTTGCTTTTCTTTCTGCCGTCACGAACGGAAGTACGTCCTTGATCTGGTCATATGCCTCTTTCTCAAATACTATCTTACCATCATCCATTAAACTTTGCAAGTCCAAATGCATTTCTGCTCTTAAATTAGTACCGTTCGTCGCCGCATAGTGCCTTGAACGTATACGTTCTCGTGTACATCCACCACCAAAATTTATACCGATGGCGTTTATGCCACGTTTCACCAGCCCTTCAACCAGCCACACACCGAAACCAATATCAACACACACGAGCGGACAGCCGTAATACCGCGCCACCGCCGCAACGTCTCTGATTATATCCTCAGACGTTACGCCGTCGATCCACTCACCCTTCTTTACCTCTTTCGTCTCCTTTACACCGATCTCACCGGTATCAGACAAACTGATCAAACTGATCTGTATGTTGTCCTTACCACGGTACGCCGCATCAACACCGAGGAAGTACTGCGTATACTCGCCTGTTGCAACATGACCAACTCTCGCCTTAGTGAACATACTGTCACCGACCGTATCCAGTTCACACATCAGGTACACCCTGCGTCGCGAGGTGTTCCGGGCAAAGTCACTATTTACGACCTTCTCTTCTGTCCACCGGCCCTCTTCGACCGCAGTCAGAGCGTCCATCCATATAATAAGCGTCCGTGGCCCCGGGTTCTCTTCAATCATATGATCGTAGAAATACCCCGGCTTGTGGGGGTTACTGATCATCAGTATGGGGTAATTCTTACCATCCGTCCGAGCAAACTCCGCACGACCAAGCTCAATCAGAGTGTCTTCTGATAGTAAGGCCGCCTCATCCACGATATACATACCACCACGACCAACAGCCTTATTCGACGCAGTATCACCTGAGTACGTTTCGCCGAGTGACACCGCCTCAACGAACCCACCCGACTTAAAACTCTTCCTATCTTTAGAGAGACTTCTATTTAATCTCTCGATCTGACTCTTCGTCAGGTTAGTAATGTCAGCCTTAATACCGTCGTCAATATCCATCAGCGCACGATCCACGTTCCTCATAATAATGTCCGACGTGTTCCCAGCCGCACCGGCAATATACACCGGCATACCGTTGTACGCCAGCAACAGCCCAACGTGACCCATCAGCCAGCTCTTCCCATACTGCGACGGCGTTATTACATATATCTTATCATAATCACCCGACAACAGCGCACCAGCCAACACTGACTGCGTGAAATACAGAGAAGTCTCAGGATACGCCGCAATAAACTTCGCCGCACCCAACCGACCGAGCCGCAGAAGCTCCTGTCTTGAGACGTTCACTCTCTTATAGTGTCGAGGTATTCTCCCCTGCACCCACGGCGCACAGTCGTCAGACCTCTGTTCCAGTAGTGTCAATAACTCCTGCATCCGTAAACCTCTCCATAAATTTATTCATCTCTTTTTCTCTGTCAGCCACACTAATAACAGCGACATTAACCGTTGTGTCAGAATTTTTCTGAAACTCAGGGTCAGTTTTCTCAAGATACCACTTCGAAGTTTCCAGGTGTCCCCTCTTTATGGCGTCCCGCACGTTCCTCTTCGCATCTATCCGTATCTTCTCTCCACAGATCTCCTTCAGCTCGTTCAGCTCAGGATACGCTTCAAAATAATATCTCAGTGTAGTTATCGATATTCCGCACTCTGACGCAGCCTGTTTATCTGTCAGACCCATCTCCCAGGCTGACACCAGTGTGTTGATCTTTTTTCTCCACTCCAGGTTGAAGTTATTGTCATCCTTATACTTTTTATTGTTTCCTATTATTTGTATCAGTTCGTTTTTTCTGTCCATACTTCCTCCACACGAAACATTTTATTATTACAGCTGTAACAATCTTACATTACACCTTGTGATTTTTCAAGTGTAAGGGTAGTGGAAGTGTAATTTAAGTGTAATTTTGGGCGCTGTGGAGAAGTGTAATTTTAAGTGTAAGGATAATAAAATTTGTAATATTAAGGTTGAACTTAATAAAATGAGGGGAAGGTATTATCTTTTGAGTGCGAAAATTAGTGGGCTGGTTGCCCATTTTTATGGATTTGCCATCATTTTTTAAACAGAATGTGGAAATGTGTTGATTTTGTGGTATATAGTTAGCATCGGCTAACTAAGAAATTACAGATGATTTTTTATCTGTAATTTCTGTAATGCACGTAAATACGTCGTTTTTGAATTGGATGGGTCTGTATCTATTACAGATATTACAGATGAAGTTTTACAACTGTAATCCTCTGTAAGGATCAAAAAGCACGTAAGTATGCGGATAGTTAGCCGTAGGTTGTTACAGATTACAGATAAATGGCCTATATTATATATTTTATTATTATATTTTTTTTTTTTTTTTTTT